CGATCTGGATCGGCTCGATGGTGTTTCCGACGTTCGCCCGCGGTGACTTCGAGAAGCGGACGGCCACGGAGTTGATCGACCTGAAAAACCGGCTGGAGAAGGAGGGCCACGCGAAAGCGGCGTCCCTCTGCAAAGAGTTGATCCTTGCAGTCCTTTACGGAGACGCGAAGCCATGAAAGGGAAATCGACGGTTGCGGTCGTGCTGGTGACGTATTCGCTGCTTTCCATTTCGCCAGCCGCGGCGGTTCTCAAGCCGGCCGCCTGCCAGGCCTCGCCGCCCATCCTCGAGCGCGTGCCGGTCGTGCGTCGGGTTGTCGGCAATAACCAGGAGCATGAGGTCGTGCGGCTGGTCAACGCAGAGCGCGCCCGCCGAGGTCTGCGGCCACTCGCGGCCAGCGACCGGCTCATGGTCGATGCGCGGCAGTGGTCAGAGGTTCAAGCCTCGCGGGGTCGCATGTACCATTCGCGAATGGGCTACCGCGAGAACGTCGCGTATGGCCAGCAGTCGCCGCAGGAAGTCGTGCGGACTTGGATGAATTCATCCGGCCACCGGAAGAACATCCTCGCCCCCAGCACTTCGGCCATCGGCGTCGGTCTGGCCTATTCGGCAAACGGTCGCCCTTACTGGACGCAGGTTTTCAACTGAGAAAGGAACAGCATGAACGATTCGAAGTGGCTTGTGTTTGCGTGGGCGTTCGTCGCCGGAGTCTGCTTTGTCGGAGCCGTCGAGGCGGGCGACTGCCACGGCCGGACGCAGGCCCCCGCGAAGCGTAGCGTGGCGGCTCCGACGCCGCGGGTCGGCGGTGGTTGCCACGGTGGCGGCTATCGGCAGGCCCAGGTGATCGAGGAGCAGGCCGTCGAGGAGGAGACTCGCTCCGTGCTGGTCGATCCTTCGAAGATCGACGTCAAGGTGGACATCACGTTTGGCGAGGCCACCCCCGCCGGCGGCGTCTGCGAGGACGGTCGATGCGAAACCGGCGCGCCGGTCAGCGGTGGCGGGGGCGGTGACGCCTTCGCTCCGGTGAGCGTCCGCGATGCGTGGAAGAACGCGAACCGCGAATCACGCGCGGCCAAGCGTTCGGCCGTGCAAGCGGCCGCAGCGTACCGCCACGCCAAGAAGGCCGATGCGAACGCGAAGCAGGCCGCGGTGGACGCTGCCGTGCGGCGGGCTCTCGGCCCCTGCGATTGACCCAAGCAGACACCAGGCCAGGGGGCCGCGATGTACCACCTTCGCACCCTCGCCGGCCTGGGCCTGGTGATCCTGGCCCTGGAAGCCTCCCCTGCCGCACCGCGGGGGAGGTTTCCAGGGTTTTCCCGTAATCGGGATAACACCCCGCCAGGCCCCCAGGTTTGCGATCTAAGGGGCTTTCGGGCCTCCCCCCTTCCCCGTACACCCCCCGCCGACCCCTGGCCCGCCCTGGGGCTAATCCAGGGGGCCGCGCCAGCCGTCCGGCACCCCCCAGTTTCCGGCCCGCCGGTGCTGGCCGATGTCCTGTCGCGAGTGGATCGCCCGACGTACTGGCGTGATCCGCAAGACCCCGACTGTCCCGTGACCTGGGCGCACGAAGCGACGCATGGGCTTTCGGGCATCGTGTCGCCTGGGTGCGGCGGCTGCGGGCTGTACCTACTCGACGGGCGGGCGATTCAGTTTTCGCGGCACCCGCAAGTCACGATCGGCCAGGTGGCGGCTGCGATCCCAGCCGCGGAGCGCGGCGACATATTCGATCTGTACCTGGTGAAGCAGCGGGCCGACTGGGATCGCGAGCCGCTGTATCTGCTCGATGAGTGGAACGCCTACGTTCACGGGGCGATGGCCCGACGGCAGGCAGGCATGACAACTCGCCAGGAGACGGAGCGATACGCCGCGGAGATGGAACGCTACTGCCGCCGGATGGTGGAGGTGGTCGAGCATCGCGATCCGCAATACCCCGACCTGGATCGCCTGCGGGCGTTCGTGGAATGGGAGTCGAAGCGGTTCGCGAATGTCATCGGGCGGTAGTTCCTACTGCCAGAGTACGAAACGACGTTCAAGGGTATGGCGGTTGGCCGTAGCATCTGCCCCGTCGTTTCCATTCCCAGGAGAAATACCGTGGACGTGACCACCCGCAAACTGCAAGACGAAGCCGCCCAGATCGCCACCCGCCTCGAGGAACTCCGTGCCGTCGATGTCGAGGCCGGCACCGAGGCCGCCAAGCAGATCGAGGACGAGCAAAACCAGATCGCCGGCCGTGCCGAGGCGATCACGGCCCAGCTGCGGGCGCGGAACGAGATCAACGAGAAGATTGCCCGCATGAAGTCGACCGTGGGCGAGTGCGAGCCGCGCGGCCTGGTGGTGCCGAAGCGCGAGGTGGCGGTGGTCGAACCGGAGTGGGACGCCGTTCGCGGGATGCCCGAGCGGGTCGCCTTCCGCGTGGGCCGGATGCTCCGCGACATCGCTCGCGGTGAACTCCGCGGCGACTTCACCGGCACGACCGAGGAGCCGAACAGCATGGGCGAGAAGTCGCCCACCTATGACGGCCGCGGCGTCGAACTGGTCGCCGGTGACTTCTATCGCGGCATCATGGGGATGCTCACCTACTCGAGCGTTGCGTGGCAAGTCTGCTCACGCATGAGCGTGTCGAGCAACCGGATCACGATCCCCTACAACGACGAGGAAGTCGAGGCGCAGTATTATCTCGAAAACTGCGAGATTCTCCCCGTCGAGATCGGCACCCGCGGGGTGACGATCAACGTCGAGAAGATCGGCGCGCGAGCCCAGGTTTCAAACGAACTGATCGCGGACGCGGTCGTTTCGGTCGCTGAACTGGTGGCCCGCAAGTTCGCGTATGCCTTCGCGAAGAAAATCGACAAGTCGTGGCTCGAAGGCGACTCCGCGGCTGGCGTGACGGGTCTGCTGCCGCAGATCACCAAGAGCGTCACCGTGACGGACAAGATCACCCCCGAGGTGATGGCCGCCCTCATGGCCCAGGTGAACCCGAACGCGGTAAACACCGCCTGGATCATGTCGCCCGCCGGCATCGGTATGCTGACCGCTGCCGCGGCTGGCGGCATCGGCTCGGACATCACGCAGCCGCAGCGGCTGACCGTGTTCGGCTCGCCGGTCTACAAGTGCCTCTCGCTCCCCGAGGGTACGCTCGGCGTCTACGGCGACTTCGCCCAGGCGACGACGATCGTGGATCGCAGCAACGGGCTCACGATCAACGCGAGCCGCGAGCGGGCCATCGAGTACGACCAGACGGTTTTCGTCGGGACGCAGCGGTTCGGCATCGCGTCCACCGGCCCGTCGTTCTGCGTGAAGTTGCTCGGCGGGACTGCCGCCCCGCTCGCCGGTGGCGTCGATGCGAAGTCGGCCCCGATGGCGACCAAGAGCACGAAGTAGCCCCAGGAACAAAAGCGGGGGGCGGGGCAGGGACGCCCCGCCCCCCCGCTTGCCACTACATGAAGCGCGTGCGGCTGCTGCGTTCGTTTCGATCCTACAAGAAGGGCGAGGTTGTCGTGCTGACGGCAGACCTCGCCGGTCTGTTGATCGAGCGAGGCATGGCCGTGGCAGAGCAGCAGGCCGATTTGCTGCAAGGCTTTCGGTCAGAGGCGGCGATCGTGTCGCCGGAGGTGAGGCGGGCCACCCTGTCGCGGTAAGGAGGTGAGCGAGTGTGCAATTCGGTTTCCTGCGGCCCGTCTGCCTTGAAGCCTCGCACGGTCGTTGTCGCCACGCCCCCGCGAGTCGAGCCCGTCACGCTCACCGAAGCGAAGGAGCATCTGCGAATCCTGCCGGAGAACGCAGAGGATGACGCCTACGTTCAAGGCTTGATCGCCGCGGCTCGCCGCCTGGTCGAGTCACGCCTGGGCGTCACAATGTGCGCCACGCAGTATCGGGCGAAGGTCTGCGGGCATACCGGCTGCGGCTGCTCCTGCGGCTGCAACAGCGGGGGGATCGAGTTGCCCTACCCGCCGGTGCTGGTGGACGCCACCCACCCGATCACCGTCACCACCGCAGACGGCGAAGTGCCAGCCGACCAGTTCGAAGTAGACGCGGACGCGCGGCCGGCTGCGTTGTACCCGCGCCGCGGCTGGCGGGGCTCTGCAACGATCACCTACTGGGCGGGGCTCCCGCCAGGAAGCCCGCAGCCGGAGACGCTGAAAGCGGCCGTGCTTCTGGTGGTGGGACACCTCTACAAGAATCGCGAGGCCGTCAGCACCGAGAGCGGGGCCGTCGTGCTTCCGATCGCGTTCGACGCCTTGGTGGCCGCTGAAAGTTGGAGCGGGAGGTTTTGATGGGCCTGCCCGCCGGAGCCTTACGCGAACTGGTCGCCATCGAGCGGCCCGTCGAAGTGCGGAACGAACTGGGCGAAAGCGTCCAGACCTGGGAACACTTCGCCCGCCGCCGCGCCCATATCGAAGCGATCTCCTACACCGAGCAGCAGCAGCGGCAGCAACTCGGCGGCAGCGTGTCGCACCTGGTGCGGATCCGATACCTGGAAGGTCTGACCGGCAACATGCGCGTGCGGTGGATCACCCGCGGGGGCCGGCTGCTGCATATCACGGGCGTCGTGGAAAAGAACAATCGCGAGGAACACGAGGTTTCGTGCGAGGAGCAAGTAACGTGATCCATCTGAATTGGGACATGATCAAGGGCGACATCGGCGCGCTCGTTCGGCGGTATGAAGCCCTGCCGCGGCATATCGCCAAGAAGCATCTGCTCGCGGCCATGAAGCGGTCGCTGAAAGCGGCGAACGCGGTGAACGTGCTGAAACGAAACACGCCGAAGGGCAAGGCGTATGTCGTGCGGCAGGCCAAGACTCGCGACGAGCGCGGGCGGTTTTCGCAGGGATCGGGTGCGTGGAAGCGTCAAGCACCTGGGGCTCTGCGGCGGGCCGTCACGCTGCGATCGAAATACATCGGCACGAACAAGTCGGGCATGGCCGTCGCGGTGGTGGGCTACAAGTACGGATCGGAAAGCCGGAAAGCCATCTGGCTTGAGTTCGGCACAAGCAGGATGCAGCCCCGCAGGATGGTCGATAAGACCATGCAACAGGTGGGCGGCGTAGCGAAGTCACAACTCGTCTGGGAGTTGAAGGAAGCACTCGACGCGGCCGTGCGTGAGGTGGCGGGTGGCCGCAATCCGACGCGAACATTCGGCGGGGGGCGTTGAAATGTATCCCGAGGTATGGCTGAAAGGCGTGATCGAGGAGGCTACCGGCGTCCAGACCTGGCCGCTGTCGGTTGCCGAAGGGCCGGCCCCGCCGGTCGTGATCTACCGCCGCACGGCCACCGATCGCGAGCGCACGACCTACGCGGCCACCGGCTCCCCTACGGCCACCTTCGAGGTGGAGATTCACGCGCTCACCTATAGCGAGGCGAAGGAGCTGGCCGAGGCCGTGCGTCTCGGCGTGGACAACTACGCTGGCACGTTCAAGGGTATGGCGGGCGAAGTCATAATCCAGCACGCCTACCTGGTGGACGAGTTCGACGGCGAGCCGGTTTTCTTCGAGGGCCGCGATAAGCCGACGTACATGGTGCTGCACACTTATCACGTTCGATTCACCGAAAGCCCCGCAAGGAGTTGAATATGCCGATCCCAGACTCACAAGGCACGACGTTCGAATTCAACGGCGTGACGTTCCTCGCGACGAACGTGAAGGTAGGCGGCAGCGTGAACGAGGTGGACGCCTCGACGCTCGACCTTCCCAGCGGCTCGATGCGAGCCTACCAACCGGCCCCGCTGGTCGATGGCGATACCGTTTCCTGCACGTACTACGGCACGGAGCGGCCCGACCAAAAGACCACGCATCCGATTTCGTGCGAAAAGTTGGGCATCACCGGCAACGCCCTCTGCACGAAGTGGGAGAACGAGGCGAAGGTGGGCGAACTGCTTTCCGGCTCCGCAGAGTTTCGAATGTCGGCCGTCTGACCGGAGGCCGCAGTGGACGCACAAGGCACGGTAGTCACCTGGGGCGGTATGCGGCTGGGCTGGCTGCGGAAGTCGAACGTGGACTATCCGGCCGGCGGTGAAGTGACGTTTTTATCGTTGCAGAGCCAGGTGGTCGGCAGCGGCATGAATACCCGCATTGTCGAGGTGGTCGATCCGGTTTCGATCTCGCAGCCGGAATTCACCTTTACGTGCATCGGGGTGCCGCCGCTGGCGGGCCTGGATCGGGGCCGCATCGAAATGCTGACTTTCTCGATGCCAAATTCGGGTGCCGCGGCGGGGGCGAACGCGTTCCTGCGAAACTTCAACATCGTCGGCGGCGCGGGCGAACTGACCGAAACTACTTTCACCTTCAAGATGAGCGGTACATAGCATGGCAATCAGTCGCGAGCAGTTGGTGGCGAAGTTCGATACGGGCGCGGTGCAGGAGTGCGAGGTGGAAGGCCTGGGCCTGGTGCGGCTCCGCAGCCCCGCCTTCGGCGTTTGGTACGGCATCGTGCAGGAGCAGCGTACCCATGAGGGGAGTCTGCTCCCCGACAGCGTGATCGCCCGCACGGTTGCGGCCTGCATGGTGGACGACCTGGGCAAGCCGCTGGTGGCCGATCCCGACGAGGTGCTGCGGCTCCCGCCGGCCGTGATGATGGCGATCTACAACCGCTGCCTCGAGGTGATGGAGTTGCGGAGCGCGACGGTGGAGGAAGAAGCAAAAAAATAGCCGCCAGCCCCGAGGTGCTTTTCCTCTACCGGCTGGCGTTGCAACTCGGAGAGTGGAACGTGGACGCCCTCGCGGCCCGCATCACGCTCGACCAGGTGCGGAGGTGGATGGCGTATTGGCACGTTGAACCGTTCGGAGACGAGTGGCGGCGAGCGGGCAGGATGACCACCATGATCCGCTGCGGGATGGGCGAGGAGTTCGACCCGTCGCGTGAATCGAAGTTCATGCCGAACTGGCGCGAGCCGGTGCAGACCGAGGAAGAACTGATAGCGGAGTTCGCGAAGATACCGGCCTTCGCCGCCCAGCTGCGGGCTCAAGGAAAACTGAAATGAGCGTGATCGGAAAAGTCGCTGCGGTTTTCACGGCCTCCACCGGCGGCCTGGTGCAAGGCGTGAACACGGCACGCGCCGAGTTTCAGAAGGTATCGACCAGCGTAGACAGCCTGAAAGGCAAACTGAACCTGATCGCCGGTATGCAGGGGGCGCAGTTATTCGCGGGGATCGCGAGCGGTGCGGCGAACGCCGCGAGGAACATCGCGGCCATCGGCACGGCCACCGCAGACACGATCGCGGAGCAGGCCCGTTTTGCCGCGAAGATCGGCGTACCGCTCGACGCGTTCGCAGCCCTGGCCGAAGCGGCCGACGAGGTGGGCGTGAGCCAGGCCGCGGTGACGAGCGCGGTGCAGAAGATGGGCGTGGCGCTCGTCAAGGCCCAGGAGGGTTCGAAGCCCGCCGCCGAGGCCTTCGAGGCGATTGGCCTGTCTGCCAAAGAGTTGGCGGCGATGGCCCCCGAAAAGGCTTTCGAGAAGATCGTGGACGAGATCGGCAAACTGCCGACGCCGGCCGAGCGTACCGCGGCCGCGCTCAAGATATTCGGACGGACGGGGAAAGACCTGGGGCCGCTGTTCGAAGCGGGCGGGAGGGCGATCGCGGACGCGGCTGCGGAAGTCGACCTGTTCGGCAAGGCTCTGGACAGCGCATCCGGACAAAACGTAATCGCGATGAAAAACGCTTTCGGAGACGTTGCGGACGCCTTCGAAGGATTCAAGACGCAAGTGGTCGCGGCGTTCTCGCCGGCCGTCACGGGGCTTATCGAGGACTTGCTGAAACGGCTCGCGGACGCCGGCGGCATGGTGCCGGTGGCGATGGAGTTCTCGAAGATCATGGCCGTGACCGTTGGCACGATGGTCGACGGGGCGATGGTGTTCGCGAAGATCCTCATGGACGCCGCGAGCAACTTCAATTCGTTATGGACGAAGATCAAGGGCGTCGGGCAGGCGGCATACGGCGTGACCGAAATGGTGGGTGCCGGCCTGGTGGGCGGTGCGGGCCTGGTGGCCGGAGCCTCGACGGACGCCCGCGAGGGCGGCGTACCCGATGCGTTGCTCGATCGTGCCGACACCATGCAGCGCGAGGCGGGGAGCCTGTTCAATCGGGCCGCCGCGAACCTGTTCGGCAGCGGCGAGCAACAGGGCGGCGCGCCATCGGCCGGCGGGCAGTTCGCCAATCGTGCGCTCGAGGAGATCGCCCGCATGGAGGCCGCGTACAAGGATCGCGAGGCCAAGCGGGCCGCAGCCGAAACGAAGGCCAACGAGGGGGCCGCAGCCGCGGCGACCCAGGCGAACGCAAAGCAAACCGAAACGGCCGCGAAGTCGCTTGGCTATCTGCGGGACATCGCGAGGCAGATCGGCCTGGTGGTGGGCGCGCCGCCTGCCGTGTTCAACATCGCGGGCGCAGGAGGTAGGTGATGGCTGTCGTTGACGTTATCGAATCATCGGACGGCCGCGGCGTATCGGGGAAGTTCCGCGAGACTTTCACCTACACGCGGACGTTCTACGTTCGCGTGGACACCCCGAACACCGGCACGAACGAAATATCCCAGGCTCCTGGCGTGATGTTTCTCGACCCGCACCCCGAGAATCCCGCCTGCATCGCCCAGGAGTTTGATTGCCAGGCGGCGGGCGACTCCGGCCTGCACTACCGCGTGACGGTGAAATACTTTGCGCCCACCGTCGAGCAGCAGAATCAACCGAACAACATGAGCCTGCCCGCCGACGTATGGAGCGCGTCGGCCTCGATCACCACCGGCCCCTGCCTGCGCGACAAGGACGGCAAGCCGATCCTGAACAGCGCGAAAGACCCGATCCCCGAACTCGAGCAGGAATGGGCAGAGTTTCGACTGAGCCTGGTGCGGTGCGTTCCCGATTTCTCCTGGACTGCGGTAGCCGGCTCGCACTGTAACGCCGTGAACTCCGGCCCCTGGAACGGCAACGCGGCTCGTACCTGGAAGTGTGCTTTCCAGAGTGCGACGAAGGTGGTCGAGAACAACGACGGCGGCACGTTGGTTTACTGGTCTACCGTCTGGGATTTCGCCTACCGGTCTGCAACGTGGGACAAGGAATACCCCGACGTAGGCCTGCACGAACTGAAAGACGGAAAGAAACAGGTGATCAAGGTGGGCGGCGAACCCGTATCCCAGGCGGTTGCTCTCGACAGCAGCGGCAAGGCGATGCCGGAGGCCGAGCCCACGATGAAGAAAGCCCGCGTTTACCCCGAGGTGGATTTCAGCGTATTCGGAACCCTATCGTGACCAGGCCAACGAACACGCAGCAAAACGTGACGGGCCTGTTCACCAGGCGGGACGCGCAGCGGATCGCGAACGCCGTCGTTGCGCACGAAAAGGGTACGCGTCGCGAGAAGGGAATATCGTTCCCTCGCAACTACCCAGCCGGCGGCAGGGTGCGGGTCTGCAAGACAAAAGAGAAGTGGGAACACGGCTCCACCCAGGAGCTCGAGGTGGTGGACGCCACGCCGCAGCCGAAGGCGACCACGACGCCCGCGGAAACAGTGAAGGCGATCAACCGCATCGCCACCATTCCGGCCAGCGTGACGGTGCTGGTGGCCCGCGGGCCTGGTGAGGATTGGGAACTGGTCGCGATCGACCTTACGGCCCTGGAAGGCTACTCGCAGGGGCAAACGATCTTGCTCGGCTCGGAGAGCGGGATGCTCAAGTGGATCGAGACGGAGGCGTGTAGTACGACGACGACCACCCCATGAAGATCACCACGAAAGACGGCAAGGTTCAACTGAAAGACGGCAAGCCCTCCGCGGGCGATTGCTGTTGCCGAAACTGTGAAGGCCCGTGCGACAACGCGAACCCGTGTCCCGAGGGCTGCGAGTGCTGCGAAGGACAGTGCAAGCCGGAACCGTGCGAGACCGGATGCTGCGAGTTCACCGAGGGAGACACCACTCGCTGCGAAACACTGCCGCAAGCGAAGTGCGACGAACAGGGCGGCACGTTCAAGAAAGATGCGAAGTGCGAGGAGAACACTTGCAAGGAGCCATGCGAAGCCTCGTGCTACGTTGTCAGCGGTTCGCCTGGTGGAGGCGACTGCTGCGCGGCCCCTGGCTGCTGCAACTACTCAGGCAGCGGCATCAACGAGAAACTGGCGGGCGGTGGTGGCTCATGGTCGAAGAACAACGCCGGCCCAGTGGGGACTTCGACCTGGGTGCTGACCAGGAACGGCCGCAGTTGGACGCTTGAAAACCAGTGCCAGGCCGGTTGCCATATTGGGCAGTACGTTGGCGGCGTTGATGATTGGGACGGGTGCGGGTGCAAGACGTTCGAAATGGAGAATGGCTACCCGAGCCTTCAGGTGTGCGAGACGGACGACTGCACGGAGCCGCCCCCGCCGATGCCGAAGTGGACGCCGGACTGCGGAGGGATCGGCGCGTGCTTCGAAGATTGGAACGGCCAGTTTGAAACGCAAGGCGAATGCCAAGCCGGATGGGAAAACGTCTGCGGCAAGATCGGATGGAATCCGGATTGCGGGTGGATGAGGAATTGCACTCAGCAGGCCCACGGACAATTCGCTGACGAAGCCGCGTGCAAGAACGGATGGGAAGAAGCATGCGGCAAGATCGGATGGGAGCCGGATTGTTGGGGCGATATGTGCTACGAGCAGGTGGGCGGAAGATTCGCCACACAGCAGGAGTGCGTGGACGGCCTCGATGCAGTGTGCGGCCCCAAGAAATGGAATCCAATTTGCTGGTGGGCTCAAGGTGATTGCGCTCCGGAGCGCGGCGGTGCGTTCGCCACACAGCAGGAGTGCGTGGACGGATGGGCGCAGTGGTGCGGGATGCGCGCGATCCAAGCAAAACGTGAGGAAGCAAAGAAGCGTTATCCTCCCGAGGCGTTTGGTTTCAATCCACTGCCATGATCATCGCCCCGAAGCACTACCTGGTTCGCCGCTGTATCGAGCGGGGCTACACGCTCGATGAGGTGATGCCGTGCGTGGTCGCCCAGGACGGCGACCGCTGGACGGTGGACGTGAACCACCCCGCCTACCCGCGGGAGCCGAAGCCATCCCGCTCCGCAGCTGCTCCGCAGCGTGGCCCAGGGACGGAGTTGAAGAAACTCCTGGCCGGCTGGCCGTTTCGAATCGTGGCATCCTCGACTTGCCGCTGTAACGCGATGGTGCGGCAGATGGACGCATGGGGGCCGGATGAGTGCAGCCGCCCCGAGAGAGTAGCCCAGGTGCTCGCGGTGATGCGGGAGAACGCCGCGAAGCGTGGACTGGTTTTCTTCGATGCGTTGGGCCGCTTACTGATTCGGGAGGCGATCCGACGCGCTCGCCGCGCTACTGCCGCGGCATGATCCTCGCGTCGATCCTGGGAAGAACGTCGCAAGGCCTGGGGCCGGTGTTCGTGATCCTGGGATCGAGATACCAGCGGGCGGTTGTGCGAGGGCTGGCGTGATCGGCCATAGCCGCGGCATCGCCCCCAGCCGCGGCGTAGTGTGACAGGGCCGCACGACGTACCCCGTGGAAGCGGAAGGCACGGCCTTCGCCCAGGCCCGCGGCCCGCACCATCTTTTTCATTCGGCCCCAGAGGTACGTGCGGCAGAGCGGCCACGGAAACAGTTTCCCTTGACCGGTAGTGTCAAGGGGCATCCGCTCGATCAGATCGCAAACGTCCGCGGATAGTTCGTAGACCCGATCGCGTTTCTTCCCCTTGCGACACTCGGCCGTCACCAGGAGGTGCGGCCGGCGGTAGTTCGCCGCGGGCGTATCCACGATGGCCGTGATCCGCTCGCCGGTCTGGTAGAGAACCAGGAGCAGGGTAGACCACCAGAGCCCCGCCGGCACGGCACCGACCATGCCAGGCTGGGCCTCCGCGGCTGCGATCAACGTCCGCAGCTGCTCCACCGTCCATGCCTGCGGCACGCGCTCCGGCAACGCCCCCTGCGGGCATGACGGCATCACGGCCAGAAGGCCACGCTCGCGGGCCAGGCGGGCCAGGGCGAGCAGCCCGCACCGCTCACGCTCGATCGTGTAGGGCGACCGGCCGGCGTCGGCCCTGCGCTCGAGGTAAGCGGCAATCGTCAGATCATCCAGATCGGACACCTCGCCGCGCCGCAGGAGGAACCGGTCGAAGGATCGGAGCAGGCATCCGTAGAGCCTGGTGCTGGCGGCTGACTTGCCTCGCAGTCGAAGGGGGCGGTAGACGCTCGAAAAAAATTCGCTCAGAAGCATGATGAAGTACCCCATAGGTAGCACGCTTCCATGCGTTAGGCATTGCGTCACCTACTGGCGGGTAGTCAGCACCCACTATCGGGAACGTGGTCGCAGAGGTTGCGCCAGCCGTGACGATCCAGCGGGGCTATTCCTGTCCCCGCCATTCGACTCCCCTCCTCACAGGAGGGGTAGTCGTGCCCAATGCTATGGCCGTTGCGCTCACCGAGTCAACGGCCTTGCTTTGTTGCTTGTTTTTCAGATTGCTGTAGCGTGGAGGGAATGGAAGTGATACCCGTCAAGAAACTTGTAGAGTTCGCACCGAGCGGCTTCCTCGTCACGACCGACGAGGCCGCGAAGATTCTCGGCTGCTCGCGTAGTCGAATCCGTCAGATGGCACGCGCTCGCGAGTTTCGCCAGTTCAAGATTGGCGACTCCGGCCGCTCAGTGCTGCTCGACCTGGGCGAAGTGCGGAAGGTCGCCCGCGAGCCCCGCAAGACGGGACGCCCGCGTTCATCGAACGCCTCTGACTGACCGCGTTTTCGCGGGCCTCTTGCAGCATCTAAAAAAATGCTTGCAGTGTTTTGCAGTTATCTGTAAGGTTCTGGCCTTGCGGCTCGGAAGCCGCTTTTTCTGCCAGTGGTTTTTCAGATACCTGAAGCAAGGAGGCTCAGATGGACGCGCATCATCGCGAGGCGGCTGGGGCGATCGACGGCATGGCCGAGACATACGGCCGCAGCCTGGTAGGCGTTTCGGTCTGGTTCACCGGCCCCTCGATCCCGCACGGGCGGCAGGGAATTGTGAAAGAGCAGGACACCGCGGGCCGCAGCCTGGTGGTGCAGGATGACGCGGGCGAGTGCCACGCCATCACGTTCGACTCCCTCCTGCCCTGGTGAGGTGAGTCGATGGGACACTTCAAACACGCTTACAGAAAACAGTTGTCTGCCGATGGGCTGTCGCGACAGGCTCGCATTTACCACCGGTCGAAATTGTTGAAGGCCGTGGCCGCACTGGGCCGGCTGCTTGGCGTTGTCGATCGGCCTGGGGCCATCGAGTTCAAGGCCGCGATTCTCAACGCCCGCCACGCGTTCGCGGAAGCGGAGCCGTACCTCCACGACACCGGCGACGAGGTGCGGCGATGAGCAACGAATACGGCACCTTGTCGGTCACGACCAGAGACGGCGAGGAGGTCTACATCGGGGAGACGATCGCGGTTTCGTGGACGCGTCGGCACGACGGCTCCATTCGAATCCGAATCACGGCCCCGAAGTCGATCCCGATCCTGCGGGCGAAGGCGGTGCAGCGGCGGCTCGAACCCAGGAGGCCGCAGCCGTGAACGATGACACGGGCAACGAGGCCAGGGCGCACCGAATCACGGCCCTGGCAGCGGAGCGGGATTGGACGCTGTTTGAGGCCGTGCGCGTCGCGGTGGGCTGCGGCTACCTGGCTTCGCACTGGTCAACAGAGAAACAACGTCAGCACGAGGCGGGCATCGTGCAGGCGTTCCTTACCCAGCCCCGCACGGAGGTGAACGATGAGCGGTGAATTGTCGGTGATCGCCAGCATGGCGATGGCTCACGGGATGAGCGCGACGGAGTTCGAGGCGGTCGTGCGTGATACGTGCGGCTGCAAGGGGGCCACGCCGGCCCAGTTCAATGCGTTCCTCCTGGTGGCCCAGGAGTACGGATTGAATCCGGTGCTGAAAGAGGTGTACGCGTTCCCGACGAAGGGGGGCGGCATCCAGCCCATCGTCGGCATCGACGGCTGGCTGCGCATGGCCAACGACCATGAGCAGTTTGACGGGCTCGAAACGATCGACCGGCTCGACCCGCAAGGGAACCTGTCGGCCGTGACGGTGAAGGTCTACCGGAAGGATCGGGCGCATCCTGTCGAGGTGACGGAATACCTCGCGGAGTGTCGCCAGGGAACGGAGCCCTGGCGCAAGTGGCCGAGCCGGATGCTCCGGCACAAGGCCGTGATTCAAGCCCTGCGGTACGCGTTCGGTTTCAGCGGGATCGTGGATCCCGACGAGGCCGAGCGGATGCGGCCGGTGACGGTCGAGCCGGTGGCGGTGCGGCCGAAGTTCGACCCGCCGAAGGAAACGCGGCAGGCTCCCGCAAGCGAGCCGGCGGCTGCGTTCGACAAGGCCGTGGCCTGTATCAAGCGGGCGAAGGGACTCGATCGCCTGGACGAACTGCGCCGGACGGTCGAGGAGCGGGCGCAGGAAGGCGTGTTCGACGCGGGCCAGGTGGCCGAGTTGACGCGGGCCATCCACCAGCGGGCCGAGTTGTTGATCCCGAAGGACGCGGACGGCCAGGTGGAACACTTCGACGCGGCCGAGGTCGCAGCGGAGGCGGCTCAATGAAGCCCTCGCTGTCCAACATCAGGGTTCGCGGGATCAACGAGGGCCATCCTCCGACTACCCGCGAATGGAACGAGCATGAGGCTCGCCAGGATCGGACGGCGTTACGCGCGGCAGGGAAAGCGGCCACGGAGGGCCGCGATCCCGCCCCGCTGCCGGAGTTGACGGACGAGCAACTGGCGAGATCGGCACGGTCGTTGTACGCGGCCCTGCGTCGCCTGGTGCATGAGGTGGGTGTAGACGGGCATCGGGCCTGGAGTCTGCGGACGGCCGCGGCCTGGTGCGGTGCGCACTCGATCGCGGAAATGGCCGCGAGGCCGGTGGAGGAGAGCAAGCAAGACGGTTGATCCTTCGGTTCCCGTGCGCGTCGGCGCGCCGCCCGTTCCCTCCGCGGGTGCCACGGTTCGACTCCGTGGGCGGGGCTTTTCACCAGGTTCACGGATGAGCATGGCATACGCGGATCGCACCTATCGAACGAACGCCGAAGGCCTGCGGGTGTTCTCGCAGCCGGAGGATCACGCGGCAGAGGAGGCCGCGGCCCGCCGCATCGAAGCGGCCTGGGGCTGTCGGCTGCATCGGTTCGCCCAGTTCGATTCGATCGACTGGTGGGCCGAGCGTGACGGCAAGATGGTGGCCCTTGTCGAGATCAAGACCCGCAGCCACGGGATCGGCCAGTTTCCTACCGTCTGGCTCAACGTCCGCAAATGGCTCGCGCTGAGCCTGGGCAGCACGGGCCTGGGGGTGCCGGCGGTCTTCGTCGTGCAGTTCGCGGACACGCTGCGGTATGTCAACGTCGCCCAGGTGGACGCCAGCCGGCAGCGGATCGGCGGCTGTCGCCAGGTGGTGAAGGCCCGCACCGATCGCGAGCCGGTGATCGACGTTCCGGTGGAGCAGCTGCGGGAGGTGGGCCGTGGGTGAGCGTCAGATGCTCCTGCCGGTGATGCCGCCGCGGATGCTGTGCAACCGGTGCAACGCAGAGAAAGCAGATACCAGGCCGTGCGCGTCGTGCGGCAGTCCAGAGTTTCGTTTCGATGGCAAGGGAGGCAAGTGATGGCGGCTCCGCAGTTCGATTTCTTTCCTCGCGATTTCCTCGCAGCCACGATCGGATGGCCGGCTGCGACGCGAGGCCACTACATAACGCTGCTCTGCGTCCAGTGGGAGCAGGGCAGTCTCCCCGCAGACCCGAAGCGGCTGGAAGCGATCAGCCCAGGAGTGGCCGCGGAGTGGGCCGAACTCGAAGGGAAGTTTCCCGTGGGCGAGGACGGCAAGCGGCGTAACCCGCGGCTCGAAAAGGAGCGGGCCTATCGGGATTCGAGGTCTGCGGCTGGCAAGGCGGCAGCGGCCGCACGGTGGTCTGGCGCATCCGATTCGCATAGCCAATCGCATATGCGATCGCATATGCGATCGCATATGCGAACCGCCATGCAAAACGATTGCCAGGGCGCATCGTCGCCGCAGTCGCCATCGGCAGCGGCAGATTCGAAAGACGGATGCGCAAAAGACGGAAACGCGCCAATCGCGGGCGAAACGCAAGATGGATGCGATTCGCATAGCCAATCGCATATGCGATCGCATATGCGAAATGGATGCCCCCCTTCCCCTTCCCCTTCCCCTACCCAGGAAGAAATACAAAACACTTCGTGTTTTGTTGCCACGACCGAAACGCCGAAGCGGCGTCGGTCGCGGCCGGCCGACTCGATTCGGTGGTCGCCTGCGGCTGGGTGGGAAGGCATCGAGGACGCAGACCGCAAGGCCTGGGCCGCGGCCTACCCAGCGGTGGACGTAGCGGGAGAACTGGCCCGCATGGGCGAATGGCTCAAGGCGAATCCGGCGAAGGCCCGCAAGTCGCTCTGGCGGGCGTTCGTCACGAAGTGGCTCACCCGCTCCCAGGATCGGGGCGGCAGCGTCCCGTCGAACCGGCCCCAGGGCGGCGGCAATCCCGCGCGGCTCACGGTGGACGAAATCCAGGAGCGCGACCGGAAGCGGGCCTGGTGGCGGTCTGACGCGATGGAGAACATGACCGCGGCCCAGTACGAGGCCTGGAAGCGGTCGCGGGTCACGGATTCAACGGTGGCGGGCCTGGCTGCGTCCCTGCGGGCTCGTTCTCCCGAAAACGGTAAATCACCCGCGGAGCGGGAAACGCCCTTCTAATCGCGTCCTGTAGCGTCCTGCAGTTAGGTTCCCCAGTTTGACATTCACGGAGGTGTGCGGTGGGTTCGGATTTCATCACGGCCGCGGAGTTGGAGACGTTGGCGGCGCAGGCCTTCGCGGGCCATCCCAAGCGATCGGTATCGCGGGTCTGGATTGATTGGCTGGACGGCTCGCCCTACGTTCGCGTCTGCCTGCCTGGTGGCGTCACGCGGAAGGGGCTCCGTGCGATCCAGCGGCTCCGCGCGTCGCTCCACCTTTGCACCGGCTACCGGTACGCGGGCGTGGCCTACGGTCACGACATGGATTGGGACGAGATCAACGCGATCAGTGAGCGCATGCGCTCTCTTTGACCTTCCATGTTTTCCCGATTGCGGTAGCCTCGCGGGGCATGGTCGCCTTCGAGTTGCCAGGTGAGCCGGTGCCGCAGCCACGCCCTCGCGTCACGACGCGCGGCGGGTTCGCCCAGGCTTACACGCCGAGAAAGCACCCCGTGAAGCCATACCGCGAGGCGATCGCCCTCGCGGCCAGGTTGTCGGGCGTGAAGCCTTCGAGCGGCGACGTAGCGATCGGGATCGAGTTTGTATTCGCCCGACCGCCGAGCCACTACACGAAGTCGGGACTCTCGAGCGCGGCGAAGCCGAGGCCGCGGCCCGATTGGGACAACCTGGCGAAAGCCGTCTGCGACGCGCTCCTGGGCATCGCGTTCGTGGACGATAGCCAGGTGGTGAGGGCCAACGTCTCGAAGCGTTACGCCGCGCGGGGCGAGAGTCCCTACACCCGCGTGACGATCGCAGCCGGAGCAGACCAGTGACCCCGCCCGTCACGCTCACCGCCGAGCAAGTCGAGGCCGCAGCGGCCTTGTGGGAGGCGGGTGCGTCGGCTTTCGAGATATGTCTCGAGTTGGGAATCACGGTGGACACGTTCAAGGCCCGCCGCCGCGACCAGTTGCGGCACCTACCCAAGCGGAGCCGGAGCGAACTATCGGGCAGGCGTGGCGACGATCCCTCAGAGGACGAGATCCGCATCGAGTGCGAACGCATCCGCGCGAACTGGACGGATCAGCAATTCCGCGAGCGGTAGACGTTCAAGGGCCGGCGGTTCGCCCTTACGATCTTCGCCATGCCTGCATACACCATCGACAGCGGCGCGGCTCCCCTCTCGATTCGACTTGTGCGCGGCGATGAGTTCAATCGCCAGGTGCGCGTGAGCCTTCGCGATCTCAATGAGCCGCTGTCGGTCGAGGGCTTCGAGATCACCGCGCCGGTGATGCTGTTTCGGACGTTCGAACAAGTGGCCGCGTTCAACGTGACGGTGATCGACGCCGCGAATGGGCTGTTTGCTCTTTCGATGCAGGAGGCCGACACCGTGAAGCTCGAAGCGGGCTCGTATCGCTGGCGGTTGAAGTGGACGCGGCCCGAAGGCGTTACCGAGACGATCCTGCGTGGAGTGTTGGACGTTCTCGAGGACGTTGCCGCATGAGCAGCAAAACACCGATGGCAAAAGGCGAACCGCTCCCGCCGATCGACGCGAGAGAGACGGCGCAGCGGATCGAAGTCACGATCTGGGGAGGCCCATCGGGGCCAGCCGGCCCGCCTGGTGCCGGCATCCAGATCAAAGGCACCGCGGAAACGTGGCCACCGGCCAACGCCCCGAGCGACGGCGACTTGTGGGTGATCCCCAGCCCGCCGCCGGAAGGGACGCCCGAAGGCTTCGCTCCTGGCGACGGTGCGGTATGGGACGGCGAGCAGTGGGTGGACACCGGCCCGATCCAAGGGCCACCAGGCGAGAGCATCGACTGCACGCACGTAGTTTCGGACACCACGCCCCCGCCCGCGGATCACGTTGGCGACTTGTGGGTTTGGACGAACGCGCCGGAGGTCGAACTTCCCGCCGGCCCGCCTGGCCCCGAAGGCCCGCAAGGCCCCGCCGGCGAAGCGGCCACCATCGACGTTGATTCCACGACCACCATCGACGCCGGCCTGCCTGCGGAGGTGGTGAACGTCGGCACCACCAGCAGCGCGTTGCTGGCCTTCAAGATTCCACGCGGTGAGCCTGGTGCGGCTGGTGAGCCTGGCCCAGCCGGTGCGGACGGGATCGCCGGCCCCGCTGGCCCGCAGGGCGAGCAAGGCATCCAGGGCGTTCAAGGCGAGCAAGGCATCCAGGGCGACCAGGGAATACCAGGGCCAGCCGGCCCCAGCGGCCCCGCGGGCGAGACAGGAGCGCAGGGCGCGGGCGTTCGGCTCCGCGGCTCGATCTCAACGTACCCGCCGCAGGACGCCGCGCCGGTCGATGGCGACCTATGGCTCGTGCATGATCCCGACGGCCCGCCGGTCGATGCGTCGTTTCCAGCCGGCACGGCCGAAGGCGACGGCTTCGTATGGGACGGCCTGGCGTGGATCAACGTCGGCCCGATCCGCGGCCCCGAAGGGCCGGCAGGCGTCGCCGGCCCAGCCGGTGAGCAGGGCGAGCGCGGCCCCGAAGGCCCGCAGGGAATCCAGGGAGCGCAGGGAATACCAGGCCCAGCCGGCCCGTCTGCCGTATCGGCCGACGCGGGGAACGCCTCCACCCTGGGCAGCGACGGCTTCGTTTTCACGCCCGCCGCAAAGACGCTCACGCCCGCGACCGCGACCGTACTGGGCGGCGTGAAGATCGGCAGTGGAATCGCAGTCACGGCAGACGGCACGATCAGCGTGAGCGCGAGCGGCACGGCCTACCTTCCCCTCGCCGGCGGCACGATGACCGGCACGATCAACGTGCCGAACGGGATCAACTTCATTCAGACCGCATCGAACTTCTGTTTCATGGGCTCGACCGCGGGCGTGACGGTGCGAAGCGGCACGACGAATCTGCTCGCGTTCGGCTTGAACTCGATCGACGCATTCAAGCCGATCGCGCTTCCAGCCGACCCCACCACCGCCTTGCAGGCTGCGACGAAGCAGTACGTCGACGCGAGGGTGGCGACGGTGCCGACCGGCTTCCTGCCTCTGGCCGGCGGCACGATGAGCGGCACCATCAACGTGCCGGCCGGCGAGCCGGCGATCAAGTGCGAAAACGCTTGGATCGGCTCCGACGGGACGAATGTTTCGGTGGTATCCGACAGCAACTATCTCACCGTGAAGGCTGGCGAGGTGGTGGCGGGGAGCCCGCTGACTCTGCCAGGCGATCCCACGCAGCCGCTCGAGGCCGCGACGAAGCAGTATGTCGATTCGAAGTCGAGCACCTACACGCTGCCCGCGGCCACCGCGACCACCCTCGGAGGCGTAAAGGCTGGCAGCGGCATCGCTGTGACTGCGGACGGGACGATCAGCGTCAGCGGCGGCACCGGCAACTACACCCTGCCAACGGCCAGCGCGGGAACACTTGGCGGCATCAAGATCGGCAACGGCCTGACCATCGACAGCAACGGCGTCTGCGCGGCCACGCTCGCGGGGAACTACGTCAACAAAGCGGGCGACGTAATGAACGGCCCGTTGCGGTACGCGGCAAACGCCGGCCCCGCCGGCTTCAACGGCACCGACGTTTACACCTATTACGACGGGGCGTATTACCGGCTGTATATGCCAGGCGGGAAGCAGGCTTTCGTTGCTGCCCCCGACACTGCACAGGTGCAGTTTCTCGGGGCGAACCCACAGACCCCGTTCACGCCTGCCGTAGATAACGACCTCGCGAACAAGAAGTACGTGGATGGTGCCATTGCGGGCAGCACGGCATTTTTGAAACTGACCGGCGGCACGATGACAGGCACGGTCGTGGCCCCGACTGCGGTCAACACGATGACCTGGGCCGGCACCTACAACCTACTTGGTTCAAGCGGTGGCGTCGCGATTCGGACAGGCACGACGAACCTACTTCTGGCAACGACCGCGAGCGTCGCGGCGGTGGTGCTGCTCGAGGTGCGGGCATCGGGAGCCGCGATTCGGTTCGGCTCGGCGGGGCCAACGATCACGAACGTATCGAATGTCGTGTCGGTATCGGCCAACGTGGAGAGCACCGCAGCCGCTCCAACGGCCGCGGGCCATCTCACCCGCAAGGATTACGTGGATGGCAATTTCGCCCCGAAGGCGTTGCTCGATGAGGCGATCGCGGAGATCCGATCGCTGCGGGCAGAGGTGGCGGCGATGAAGGCGCAAGTGCAGACCGACGCAAGCAAGAAGCGTAAGAGGTAGGCCGTGGCGAACCTGTTGTATTTCTGGGACGGCACGACCTGGCAGCAGATCGCCTACGGTGGCGGCGGCAGCGGCGGCAGCATCGGCCCTGTCGGCCCGCAAGGGCCAGCCGGATCGGACGGCCATTCGGTCGAGGTCTACGGCCCGCAGCTCGAGCAGCCGCCCGCGGCCGCGAAGGGCGACGTATGGCTCGCCTCGGCGGCTCTCCGCGCCACAAGAAAAAACACCGGCGTCGTTGCGTCGTCTGTTCCCGTGAAGAAGATCGGCGCCGCCGCTGCGTGGAGGCCGAACAAGTTTCCCACCCTGAGAAGGAGAAAGAGCAATGGCTGAAACGCAGGACGTTCTCGTATTCGACGGCACCGCATGGGTTTCGATTCGTGGCCCGCAGGGCGACGCCGGCCCGATCGGCCCCGCCGGCCCCGCGGGCGCAGAGGGGGCCGCAGGCCCAGCCGGCCCGCAGGGTATTCAAGGCGTCGCCGGCGAGGCTGGCCCCGCCGGCCCGAAGGGTGACGCCGGCCCGCAAGGCCAGCAGGGTATTCAAGGCCCGTCTGGCCTGGGGATCACGTTCAAGGGCGAGGTGGCGACGCAGGGCGATCTCCCCGCCGGTGCCACCCAGGGCGATTCGTACATCGTGCAGGCCGACGATTCGTTCTGGGTCTACGATGCCGCGACATCGCAGTGGGTGAGCGGTGGATCGATTCAAGGCCCGCAGGGTATCCAGGGCGCAGCCGGCCCCGCTGGCCCGAAGGGCGACCAGGGCTTGCAAGGTATCCAGGGCGAGCAGGGCGTCGCGGGAGCCGCCGGAGCGACCGGCCCCGCTGGCCCAGCCGGCCGGAATAACGAGGTGTACGTGCAGTTGTCGCAGCCGACGCCGATCGCGGCGGGAGCCCTCTGGATCGTGAAGTAGTCAGGAGTGCCAGATGGCAACCGTGAAGATTTGGACGGGAGCGGCGTGGGAAGATATTGATTCCACCACGCCGCTCCCCGTGGCGACGGCAAGCATCCTCGGCGGCGTGAAGATCGGCAGCGGCGTGACCGTCGCGGCCGATGGCACGATCAGCGTATCGGCACCACCAGCCGCCACGGTGGCCCCGTCGAACCTCGCAGCCACGGCGGCAGTCGGCACGGCGACGGCCTACGCGCGGGCCGATCACGTTCACAAGTTGCCGACCGCTGCGGAGGTGGGAGCCCTTACGCAGACCGACGCGGATGCCCGCTACGTCAACCTCACGGGCGATGCCATGACCGGCACGCTGACCACGACGGGCAGGATAGGCGTGGGTACGGCGCCCCCATCTCGCCCGCTGCACGTTCTCAACAGCACGGGCATTTTTGCTGCGCGATTCCAGACTACATCGGCCTATGCGTGCGCTGTCGAGATCGCGGGCGTGACAAGAACGTGGGAGGTGTCTGTAGGTGGGCCGACAACCGATTCGACGATAGACGGCGGATTCTACATCTACGAGCAACTCTCTGGGCCGGAGGCTCCTGGGCTTCCGCGCCTTTCGATCTCCCCTGGGGGCAACGTCGGCATCGGGAGGGTGAACCCCGTCCACCGGCTCGATGTGAACGGCGTTGCCCGCGCCAGCGGTCTGACGCTCGATTCCACCGCGACGGACGGGGCGCACTTCGCGATTGCCGAGGCTGGCATCAGCGTATGGCGAGGGCCGTGGGGAACGGGCGACGGCATGGGGAGTTGGCTGGAAACTGGCCTTGAGCATTACAGCGACAGCACGCAGTCATTGGTAGGTTCTTTCTGCGCTCACGCGGCATCGGCTGGCATCGTGAGGGCCACGCACGTTTCGTCTGGCTCCATCATCCTGTCGGCATGGGGCAATCACAACCACTACCTCTATAGCGACTCAAATCAAGGCACGTTCGGGATCGGGACTTCGTCAAACAAAGACCTATCGCTCTATACGGCCAACGTCAGCCGACTCCTGATGACGAAAGACGGTGCCTTTTCCGCGACAATCGGGAACGGAACGGCCCTCTATCCCTCCTTCCTGCCGCGTGCGTGGGTGCATTTCAACGCGGCAAAGACGATCCTCGCGAGTGGCAACGTATCGAGCGTGGCGAGCGGCGGCGTCGGCATTGCGACGATCACGCTCGCGACGGCAATGCCAGACGCGAACTTCGCCGTCCATGCGCAGGCGAATAACCCCGACTGTTTCGCGTCGGCCCAGGTGCTATCGTCCTCGCAAGTGCGGGTATGGATTTGGCGGTGGACGGGAGCGGCGTGGCAGTATTCCGATCAGCCCTGCATGGTGAGCATCATCCGATGAACAAGGTAGTCATTTACCCCCGAGAGGATGGCGGCGTTGTCGTTCTCTACCCGTGCGAGTGCGGACTCTCGATCGAGGAGGTCGCCAGGAAGGACGTGCCTGCGGGCCTGCCGTATCTGTTCGGCACGGACGCAGACGTACCGAAGGACACGACCTACCGCGAGGCATGGGTCGCAGACTTCTCCCAGCCAGACGGCATCGGCGTCGGCCCCGAAGTATGGGCCACGACTCACCCGCCGGAGTCGGCCATTGTCGATACGCCCGTGATCCCGCCACCGGAGCCGCCACCCGAGCCGAACTATCCCGAGCCGCAGGATGAGCCGCTCCACTCGACCAGACCGCCCGAATAATAGGAGGCGCAATACCCATGCTTATCACCATCGATCCAGAGAAGGCGAAAGCGATAGACGAGGAAGCAGCGAAGCAGGAAGCGGCCGCAGCTGCGAAGGACGCGATGCTCGAGGAGTTGACGCAGACGGTCGCGAGGCTCGCCGCCCGCATCGAAACACTGGAAGGCGCAGCAGCGGATGCCCAGTGACGTACCGCAGTTCAACCCGCCACGCCTGCGGCTCCAACGCGACCGACGCCACTACCAGACGATAGCCTGGGCGGCGATCCGCAAGGCGGTGCTACTGCGAGACGGCTACCGCTGTGCAGTGTGCGGGCGGC